GAACATTAAAGTATTCTAGATAATATTTATATAAAATAATATAACAGGACGTTAACATGGCTAAATATAAACAACCAAAAAATGAAAAGCATAAAGCTAGAAAAGATTTAAAAGATTACACTATTGACAAAGAAGTCAAAGGAATGGTACCAAATGCATCTGGAGAGCCAATGCCTGAAGTTCCTAGAAAAGACGATAAAGAAGTTATCGATGATGTTGAAAACATGGTACCAAAAACAAAAGATGCTGATAGAGTATATATTACAAAAGATATGGAAGATGGAGATTCTAAAATGCCGTCTAAAGCTTTAAAACAATTAGTAAAAAATCAAGAAGAAGATGCAAAAGAATTAATTGATACATTATCAAAAAAAGATGGCGGATACATGACACAAATAGAAAAACTAACTAAAGAACAAAAAGAAAAACTAGTTAAAGAAATTGTAAAAATAAAAGTAACTAAATTTTTATCTGAACAAGCATTAAATACTCTTAAAACAGAACAAGATACAGAAGAGCCAGAAACAACACCAGAAGAGCCAGTAGCTGATACTCCAGAACCAACTCCTGCTCCAACTGCCCCAGCAGAACCTGCAGATGCCCCTGCACCAGAGCCTGAAGTAGCACCAGAGCCTGAAGTAGCACCAGAGCCAGAAGCTCCAGTAGAAGAGCCAGAAGCAGAAGCTCCAGTAGAAGAGCCAGACGCAGATGCATCTGGAGATGTAAGAATTGAAAAATTTATTGAAGCATTAAAATTAAAACCAAGCACATTATTACAAGTACAAACGATGATGAAATCTATACAATTATTATTAAAAGAAAAAGATCCAAAACAACAAATACAATTTTTAGCTTTTATGAAAAAATTAATTGACAGATCATTACAAAAACAAGATCCTAATGATTTAGGATAAATTAAATTTACAATAAATTTTTATGGCAAATAAGTTACAAAATATAAAAGCTATCCAAAAAATGCTGGATGGAACTCACGCATTTCAAACAAAAAAAACTCACGGATTTACTGATGCTAAACAAAAAGCAGAAAAAAATAAACGTAGAGAGATTGGTGAGATATGGGAAGAAAAAATAGGTAATACTATTTATCAAATTGAACAACAAGATGGATTTCGAGTTAAAAAACCAAAAAACTCAGTAGCTACAGAAGTTAGATCATATTTAAATTCATATCCAAATTGTAAAAAAGATTGTTGTAAAACAAAATTTGGTCCGGTGGACGAAAAAATGCGTTTAACACATGGAATGTGTTTAGATTGTGTTATTGACATGGAACATGAATTAAAAAAACAAGGCAAATATGAAGAATATGAGCAAAAGAAAATTCGTGAAAATGCTGAAGCTTGGTTAAAGCGGGCAGAACAAGATGTTGAAATGCTTAAAGAAGTATACACACAAGCTTCTAGTACAGTTATGAATGCAGACGGAATGGTAGAACATTGGTCAGCAAAAATGACTCCAGACGAATTTGAAAAAACAATACAAACACAATTTGATAATTTTAAAATAAAATTTTTAAAAAATTTAGAAACAAAAAAGGAAAATAATGATTAAAAAAACATGGAAACTTATAGCAGGTATAGTTGTTGGAATATTTGGACTAATTTTTATATTTGGAAAAAAATCTAACAATAAAAAAGCAGCTGAAGCTAAGAAAAAAATTGATAATAATAACACTAATATTAATAAATTAGATGGTAGTATCGAAGAAGTAAAAAAACAAAAAGTAGTTGCAAAGAAAAAAGTATCAACGACAAAAAAACAAATAGCTTCTACTAAAGCAAAAAAAGCAGCGCCTAAAAAGACAGCTCAAAAAAAATCAGTTAAAAGTGCAAAAGCAAATATTAAAAAGAAAATTAGGAAATGAAACATATTTTTATTATAATATTATTATGGCCATTAATTAATTTTAGCCAAATGCCAGATACTTGTTTTACAGAAAATGAAATTATAGAAATTTCAGAAACATTGGATTCATTATATTATTTAGATTCAATTAACAATGAAATTATTTCACAACAAGAAATATTGATATCTGAATTAGAAACAGTATTAAAATTAGATTCAGTTGAATTAATGTATATAAGTAAAAAAAATAATTTATTAAATGATAATATTGAATTATATATACAACGTGAAAAATATTTGAAACCAAAATGGTATGATAATAAAGTTATATGGTTTGCATCAGGAATTCTAACAGCAGTTGCAACAGGAAAGATGGTTGTCGAAGTAGTACAATAAGTGAGTAACAAGCAAAACATAAAAAAAATAATACAGGAGCAATATAAAAAATGTGCTCAAGATCCTGTTTATTTTATGCGTCAATATTGCTATATTCAACATCCAATTAAAGGTAAAATAAAATTTAATTTATTTCCATTTCAAGAAGAATCATTAACTACATTACAAAAAAATCGATATAATGTAATTCTAAAATCTAGACAATTAGGTATATCAACATTATCTGCAGGGTATGCATTGTGGTCAATGTTATTCAATGAAGATTTTAATGTATTAGTAATTGCAACAACTCAGGACGTTGCAAAAAATTTAGTAAGTAAAGTTCAAATAATGAACGAAAACTTACCTAGTTGGTTAAAAACAAATATAGTTACTAATAATAAATTATCATTAAAATTTGCAAATGGATCAGAAATTAAAGCAATATCAAGTTCTTCTACAGGTGCACGTTCTGAAGCATTATCATTATTAATAGTCGACGAAGCTGCATTTATTAGAAACATTGAAGAAATTTGGGTAGCATCTCAAGCAACATTATCTACTGGAGGTGGCGCTATTGTATTATCTACTCCTAATGGAATTGGTAATTGGTTTCATCAAACATGGGCTGATGCTGAAACTGGAGTAAATGGATTTGAAACAATTAAACTAGATTGGAAATTACATCCAGAACGAGATCAATCGTGGAGAGACGAACAAACACAATTATTAGGAGAAAGAGGAGCAGCACAGGAATGTGATTGTGATTTTATATCTTCCGGTCATACCGTTGTAGATGGATTAATATTACAAAAATATGAATCTAAATGCGAAGAGCCTGTAGAAAAAAGAGGATTTGATAACGGATATTGGATATGGGAATATCCAAATTATGAAAAAAATTATATTATTGTAGCTGATGTTGCTAGAGGTGATGGCGCAGATTGGTCAACATTTCATGTTATCGACGTAGAAACAATAAATCAAGTTGCAGAATATAAAGGTAAATTACCTCCAAAAGATTTTGGAAATATGTTAGTAACTATTGCAACTGAATGGAATAATGCGTTGTTAGCAATTGAAAATGCAAATATAGGATGGGCTGCAATACAACCAGCATTAGATAGAGGATACCAAAATTTATTTTATACATATAAAGATGATGGATATGTAGATTTAGAGGTTCAACTATTAAAAGGATATGATCAAAAAGATAAAACAAAAATGGTACCAGGTGTTTCAACTACTTCAAGAACCAGACCATTAATGATATCTGCATTAGAAATGTATATGAGAGAAGGCTCTCCTATAATACGTTCAAAAAGATTAATTCAAGAATTATTTGTATTTGTGTGGTTAAATGGTAAAGCACAAGCACAAGTTGGATATAATGACGATTTAGTAATGGCGTATGCTATTGCCTTATGGTTACGAGATACTAGTTTAAAATTAAGACAACATGGAATTGAACTAAATAAAAGAGCATTATCTCAATTTCAAAAATCAGATAATATAGTCTATACTAATAAAAATAAACCACAAAGTGATGGCTGGGATTGGAATAACGGTCAAGACAATGAAAATTTAACCTGGCTTCTGTAGTTAGTTATATTTATAATAAATTAAAGATAAAAATATGGCGTCGTTAAGAAAACGTTTACAAAACCTATTTAGTACCAATGTAGTAGTTAGAAAATTTGGAAAAGATAAACTACGAGTAGTTGATACAAATAGATTACAATCAACTGGTAATTTAGCTGCAACAAAAATTACTGATCGATATTCTAGATTGCATGGATCAAATCGTCATGGATATGGATCATATGGATCTGCATTCGGCGGATATGATTCAAACTATTATTCTCAACAAAATAGAAAACAATTATATACAGATTATGAAATGATGGATAAAGATCCTATTATTTCTTCTGCATTAGATATATATTCAGATGAATCTACATTAGAAGATCAATTTGGAGATATCCTGACCATAAAAACAAATAAAACACATATACAAAAAATATTATATAATCTATTTTATGATGTTTTAAACATTGAATTTAATATGTGGCCATGGGTTAGAAATATTTGCAAATATGGAGATTTCTTTTTAAAATTAGATATTTCAGATGAATTAGGAATAATTAATGCTAGACCATTATCTTCATATGAAATTGAAAGACTTGAAGAATTTGATTCTGAATCTGGAGAATATAATATTAAATTTAGACATGATATTAGTGAAAATGTAGAATATGACGTATTTGAAATAGCACATTTTAGAATGTTGTCAGATTCAAATTTTTTACCATATGGTAGATCAATGTTAGAAGGAGCTAGACAAGAATTTCAAAAATTAACAATGTTAGAAGATGCAATGTTAATTCATAGAATTATGAGAGCTCCAGAAAAAAGAATCTTCAAAGTTGATATTGGCAATATTCCACCAAATGAAGTTGATACATTTATGGAACAAATTGTTAATAAAATGAAAAAAGTTCCATATGTTGATAAAAATACTGGAAATTATAATTTAAAGTTTAATTTAAACAACATGTTAGAAGATTATTATTTGCCAGTAAGAGGTGGAAATAGTCAAACACAAATAGACACATTACCAGGTATGGAGTTTACCGGTATTGACGATATTGAATATGTAAAAAATAAAATGATGGCAGCTTTAAAAATTCCTAAACCATTTTTAGGATATGATGAAGGTGTTGAAGGAAAGACTACATTAGCATCTATGGATATCAGATTTGCTAGAACTATTGAACGTATTCAAAAAATTATTTGTTCTGAATTATCAAAAATTGCAATAGTTCATTTGTACGCACAAGGGTTCGAAGGAGAAGATTTAATTGGTTTTGAATTATCATTAACTCCACCTTCAATTATATATGATCAACAAAAAGTTGCACTAATGAATGAAAAAATTACTTTAGCAGTTGCAATGAAAGATTCAAAACTAGTATCAGACAAATACATTTATGAATACATATTTAATATGTCTGAAGACGAATGGTTAGAAGAAAGAAATAATGTTGTAGAAGATCTTAAACTAAGATTTAGACAAAATCAAGTAGAGCAAGAAGGAAATGATCCAACATTAACTGGAGTTTCATATGGTACTCCACACGATTTAGCCTCCATGCATATGAGCACCGATGATGTTGAAGATAAAGATCAAGGCGGCCGTCCACCTGAAGGAATAAAATACGGACAGCATAAAAATCATATGGGTTGGGATCCTACCGGAGGAAAAACAGTTAAACAGGCAATGAATACAACATTCCAACCAGATCCTAGATTTAAAACAACTACTAAAACTGGCATGAAACCTGTAGCTACAGAAAATGCTGATATTTTAAAAAAAATTAATAAAAGTAGATCTAAAATACTATTTGAAAAAAATAAAAAAAATAAAGATTCTGGATCAATTTTAGATGAAAATAATATTTTATAATTAACATCATATTTATATGAAAGAACCATGAACTAACATGAAAACTCTTAAACATTCAAAATATAAAAATACTGCTATTCTTTTTGAGATGTTAGTAAGGAAACTTACATCGGAAACCTTGACGTCAGATAAAACAATTACAGTTGAAATTATTAAAAAGTATTTTGGTAAAAATACAGTATTATCAAAAGAGCTACAATTATATAATTCTTTAATAAAAGAATCATTTAAAACTGAAGCTCAATCATTAGAATTTATTAGAAGTTGTAAAGAAGCTCATACTAAATTAAATAAAAGTTCATTACGTAGACAACGTTATAATTTAGTGAAAGAAATATCAGAAAATTTTGATTTTCAAAAAGTTTCTAAAATACGTATAAATAATTATAAAGAATTAGCATCTATATATAAAATATTTGAATATTCTAATTCTGATAATCCTAAGGATTTATTGGAATGTAAAACTGTTATCGTTGAACATATATTAAATGATAGTAATACGTCAACTAAAAAAGATGTTGTATTAGAAACATATAAAAAACACGATAAAGAAGTTAGAATGTTAGCATATAAATTATTAGTTGATAAATTTAATTCAAAATATTCATCTTTAAACGAAAATCAGAAACAAGTTTTAAATCAATATATAACTCACGTTAATGACACTGAATCTTTAAAATTATATTTAGAAGGTATATTACCAAATATTAAATTACAACTAAAAGAACAAGTATTAAAAATTCAAGACCCAGTTACAAAAATAAAAGTTGATAAACTTTCTGATATGTTATGTAATGTTAGAACAATAAAAGTAGTTAAAGAGTCTCATATTTTGTCAATATTAAGATATTTTGATTTAATTAAAGAACTAAAACAGGTAAACAAATGAAGTCATTTTTACACGAAATAGAATCTAAATTTACACGTCTTCAAGAAAAAGATTGGGACGGTGATGGAAAAGAAGAATCTCCAAATGATGAATATATGGGAGTTAAAGACAAAGCTATTAAAAAAGCAATGAAGAAAGAAAACTCTAAGCCAGATTTTTTAGATTTAGATAATGACAATGATACTGAAGAGTCTATGAAGCAAGCAGCTAAACAAGCAAATGAAGTCATAAAAACAAATGATCCAGATGCAGCCGCAGACATGCAAAAAAAGAATCCTAATGTAGATATTGAATTAACAGAAGATGAACTTGGCGAACAAAATGTAACTGGTGCAATTGCTGGATATCAAACCCCAAATGCATTTTCAACAAAAGCTCAAGCAAAAAAGAAAAAGAATATGAAATATGAATCTGTACAAAAAGCTATGGATACAAAATATGAAGCTATGATTGAATCATATTCTAAATTTGCAACTGGTAATCCAAAGTCTACACCATCACAAACAGTAAATGGTACCATTAAAGAAGTTGCAAAAAAATTACAAGAGATAGAACAAATAGTTAAATATACATCTAAATTAAAGACCGAATCTGGTATAGCTGGATCGTCATACGGAAAATCTACTCATACAGCATTAAACAAAATTTCAGAAAGATTATTAAAAATATCTGAACGTGTAAGAAGCTTAGGAGAATAATATGAATAAAAATTTATTAGTAGAATATATTCCATTTAAACCAATAGGGCCAATTAATGAACAAACGGCTAATAAATTTGGAGTTCCGGGTGGGTTAGTAGTACAAGGCGTTTTACAAAGAGCTGGAGCTAAAAATCAAAATGGACGTGTTTATCCTAAAAATATATTAGATAGAGAAGCTAAAAAATATCAACAAGAATATATTAGTCAAAACAGAGCGTTAGGCGAACTAGATCATCCAGAATCATCAGTTGTTAATTTAAACAATGTATCTCACAATGTTTTAAAAATGTGGTGGCAGAATGACGATTTAATGGGAGCTGTACAAATATTAGAAACCCCAGCTGGTAAAATATTAAAGTCGCTATTTGATGCTGGTATTACATTAGGAATATCTAGTAGAGGATTGGGATCAGTAAAAGAATTATATAAAGAGTCTGCAGTTGAAGTTCAAGAAGATTTTGAATTAATTTGTTTTGACTTTGTTTCAAATCCGTCTACCCATGGCGCATTTTTAAAACCAATGAATGAATCAATTAATAAAAATACAAAACAAAATTATAAAAAAGTAAATGATATTATTACATCAATTTTATGTGATAGTGGAAAATGTAGGATTTTACCATGAGAATAAAAGATTTATTAGAAGCATTAGATAGAGAGCAAGTTGAAATACCAAAAGAGAAAAAACGTGAATTTGTAGAAGCAGTAAGAAATTACTCTCAATTAGGCGAATCAGTATATGGTAAAGGTGATCTTAAAGAATTATGTCAAAAGATACACTATATGGTAGAAATGGCTCAACAAGTAACATTGTCTGAAGGCGATTGGTTTGATGGTATTACTGTTAATAGACACATGAAAGGACTTAACGAATCATATAAAGTATTTGAAAAGACTGCTCAAGAAATATCTAGACTACAAGAAAGACTATCTGCATCATATGAAGATATTGGTCAAGGATTAAGTAAATATTTTGATATAAAATAATTTTGAATTTATAAAAAAAATTATTATAATATAAAGGAAGTAAATGTCAAACATTGATAATACATATCGTCAATATTTTGGAATGAAATCTCAAACTAATGAAGCTGATTTAATAAATAAAATATCAGATTACAAGGGTGGATTTCTTTATAAACTAATTGATCCAGCTACAGCAGGTAATGTGAAAGCCGATATTCAAGCATTTTTAAATAAAAAAGGAATGCATGTTATAAAAACAAAATTTGACGATGCAGCTGGTAAAGGATTCTTTTATGTTAGATTAGGAGAAGATCCTGCAAAAGAATCTCAGAGAATACAAGGATTTGTAAGTCAACTACCAGAAGTAGAAAAATTTAAATTTACATTAAAACCAATACAAAAAGTTACAAACAATCCATCAGATGAACAAACAACACAAATACCATAAATCAATAGTACCAGGAAATTCTTTTTCAACGAAAGTAATTAATAAAGATATAAACTTTGCTTTACGATCTTGGAAAAAACAACTTAAAGTATCTAATACATTAGATACATTAAAAGAAAAACAAGAATTTGAAAAGCCTAGTGTTACCAAAAGAAAAATTAAAAATTCTGCAATTTTTAATCAATATATACAAGATTTAAAATCTTTATAATATATTTTCATTTTTTTTATTTCGTCTATATTTATAGTAAATACACTATCTCTATATAGTGTCAATTATTATTAATTTATTCTATTAAGATTTACAAATAATCTTATTTCCAAAAACAAAATTTAAGGAGACAAGTAATGGACGGAAAATCGGACTTACTAAAAGAAGCGATCGCTGACGCAAAAGCCGTAAAGGAAACTGCATTAGCAAACGCTAAAATAGCTCTTGAAGAGGCCTTTGCCCCTAGAATTGAAGCAATGCTATCAACAAAACTTTCTGAAGATTTATATGAAGACGAAATGGAAGACGAAGTGCCAGCTCCAGTAGCTGATGCACCAGTTGAAGAACATGACGTTATGTATGAGCCTGAAGTAGAAGGTGGAGAGATGGATGCTGCACCTGCACCAGAAATGGATGCCGAAATTGATATGGATATGCCTGCTGAAGAACCAGTAGTTGCAGATGACATGGAAATGGAAGGTATGATGGATGATGCACCAGTAGACACAGACAGCGTTGAAGAAGATCTAGAACTAGAAGCAATCATAAGAGAGTTAGAAGAAGATTTAAATGAAGAAGAACTAACTGAAGAAGATATCTTTGAATCAAATGATTCTACAGATTTAACTGAAGAGGATAAAATGGTCGACGACAAAAAAGAAACCAATGAAGAATTCAATATTGATGAAATCATTGAAGGTATTTTGTCTGAAGACGAAGAAGAAAAAGACTCTAAGGATAAAGTAGAAGAAGGTGAAGATCATGATGATAAAGAATCTAAAGAAAAAGTAGAAGAAATGACTGAAGAATTAACTGAAGCATATGACACTATTGAATCTTTAAGAGGCACAATCAACGAAGTTAATCTTTTAAATGCAAAACTTTTATATACTAACAAATTATTTAGGAATTTTGAATTATCAGAAAGTCAAAAAATGACTGTTATCGAAAATTTCGATAGAGCTGGTAATACAAGAGAAGTTAAACTTGTATTTAGTACATTAGCAGAAAATTTTACAGTTCCTGTAAAAAAGAGAAAAGTGGTAAAAGAAGGTTCTGCCTCTAAGCCAGTTGAATCAACTGCTCCTGTAACTAAAACAATAATCAATGAAGGTAATCAATTAGCTAACAGATGGAAGAAGTTAGCCGGATTACTAGATTAATTAAAAAGGAAAATTAAAAATGGAAATTTCATCTTTATTAGAAGATAATAATCCTTCCCAAAGAAATGCAGCGTTAAAAACTGTAAACAAATGGGAAAGAACCGGTCTCTTAGAAGGACTTAAGTCCGAGACTGAAAAAGCCGGAATGGCTCAACTTCTAGAAAACCAAGCAAGACAACTTGTTAAAGAAGCGTCTTCAACTGGTACAACAGAAGGTTCAGAAGAGTGGGCTGGTGTAGCACTTCCATTGGTAAGAAGAATCTTTGCTGAATTTGCAGCAAAAGAATTTGTTTCTGTACAACCAATGAATTTGCCATCAGGACTAGTATTTTATTTGGATTTCAAATATGGTACAGCTCAACCTGGATTCGCACAAGACGATAAATTAAAAACAGGAGATCCATTTGGATCGCCAAATGCAGACGATTCTATGTTTGGTGTAACTACCACAGAAAATGACCCATCGGGTGGTCTTTATGGTGCTGGTAGATTTGGATATTCGATCAATGAAATAGCAGTTACTGCTTCAGGTACTGTTGCAACTGCAACATCATCATCTGTAAATTATGATTCTGCATACACTGATATATTAGCTGCTAATCCTTATAAGGTTGTTAGCATACCATTATCATCATTGTCAGGATCAGATACTACTGCAGTAAGATCA